TTAAATTTATTATCTACATATTTTTCAATTACTTTACATGGTTCACACCAATCTGCGCCAAACTTTATTATAATCAACCCTGGATTTACATCCAATGATGTAATAAAATCTTGTCGGCTCTTATATTCATATATTATTGGCAATACCATTATAATATTACTACATATATATCTATATGTGTTTGAACCAGTTAAACAAAATAAATACTAAATATATAAATGCCTCCTACCAATACGTATAATTTAGATATACATATGTATAGTTTTGAAGAGTTACTTAATCTATTTAATTTATCATATGATATGGATATACATGACATGAAACGGGCAAAAAAACAGGTATTAATGACTCATCCAGACAAATCAAAACTCGATGCAAAATATTTTCTTTTTTATAAAAAAGCTTTCGATATTATAGTTAAATTTTACGAAAATCAAACTAAACAAAATCAAACTGTTTCTAATGATACTAAATACAATCCTGGACAACAACATTACGATAAAGAGACAACTAAAAATATTAATAAAAGTATTAATGCTATGGATAAATCTAAATTCAATAATACATTTAATAAATTATTTGATGATAATATGGTTAACAAAGTGGATACTGAACGCAATAATTGGTTTACTAATGAAGAATCTATATATAATATGGATGAACAGATCACATCTCAAAATATGGGACAGGTATTTGATAAAATTAAAAATAATCAACGTGGATTAATGAAATATAAGGGTGTTGAAACATTACATGTTAATAGTGAATCTGGTAATTCAATATACGATGATGATAACGATTCGTATGTTACATGTGATCCTTTTAGTAAATTAAAATTCGATGATCTTAGAAAAGTTCATAAAGATCAAACTGTTATAGGGGTAAGTGAAAAAGATATTCAAAATAAGCAACAATACTCTTCTGTTGATCATATTATGAGAGAACGTGGGAAACAACAATTAACCCCTCTTGAAAAAGCGGAGGCTGAACGTATATTATCGCATCAAAATAAACAATATCGACAACAAATTATGCAAAAAGAATACGATGATAAACTTAAAACTATGAAATATGAAGAAAAAAATAAAGGGGTATTAGCTACTTTCTTAAAAATCAAAAATTAACGCTTTGTATACGGCACAAACCATGGTTTATCTATATCTAACATTAGTTTACTATATTCGGTTTTTTTTTCTTCTATATCACTATAATTATCATATTGAATTACAGTTAGTGGAGTTATTATATACCAATAATTTTGCATCTGTAATTTTATCCAATGCTTATCAATAGCATATTCTACTTTGTTAGTTGGATTTCTTATGAATAAATTCAACCCTTCTTTGAAATTTTCTAATAATGTATCGTAAAATTCTCGTTTTACTATATATCCTGTTGTTGTTTGACAATAAAAAACTCGGGCTGCATATTCATATAATTTTTGTGCTGGCGGGGCTACATTTCCACTTACTACTAATACATCCCAGTTAATATCTTTGTTTTCGTTAAATTTTGTTATTTGTTCTTTGAATTTTTCAGGAGAAGTAAATGTAATATCATCTTCACATATAAATACCTGTTCATAATTTCGGGATTTTGCTATTTCTAAACATTTGATATGACTCATTGTACAACCTACTGCACCAGATTTTGGTTGAATACCTTCTATTCTCTCTGCATTTATACCCATTTTCTTAAATTCATTTGTTACATGTTCTAATCTATCTGTTCGATGTTTCAAATTAATAAATAATGAGTGTTTGAATAATTCCATTATTCTACTATGAAATTAGCTGTTAACTAATATTTATCCCCTTTTTTACAAATAGTTATTTTTCAATCTCAGTAATAATATCATTTACTATGTTTTTAATTTCCAGAATTGTCTCTTTTTTTTGATATGTCATTAATTCTTTTTGCATATTTCCTATTAATAATGTTTGGTTACTTAAAGTTTCTTCTATTAGTTTAATTTGTTTTTTTAACTCTATTATATCGTCTTTATACTTTTCGAAATCAGTTGATTGAGTAGATACGGGGGGCGATATCAACGTACTGTTTACATTTTCACTGGGTTGTACTATATTTGGTGATGACATATGTGTATTCATATCATATTCACGTTGTTGCATTTGTTGTTTTATCATATCATCCATATTTGTCATCACACCATCATCTGTTCCTTCTGTAAAATCTGGTGTGTCAGGCACTTGTTTCTTTATCATATTACTATATTCTAATTGTCTTTCTTCGAATTGGGATGTATATAATGCACTTCTATTATCTGGAACAATTGCTGGTGTTGGTATCGACATTACTGATGTTGTATTATTACTTGGTGCTGTATTGTTACTTACTGATACCGTGTTTTCTTTTTCACGTATACTTTTTAACATATATACTATAGTTTCTTTGTTAATATTATTTAATTCTGTCATATTTAGGTTTTTATTATGATTTTTATCATAAAAAACACGAATTATCGTTTTAAACCATTCATTAATATTTTCATTTGGACTTTGATTAAAATATGATGTTATTTGTTTATTTTTATTTATTACATTCCATAATAAATCCTGATTTTTGTTAGTAACATATAATGACATAATGAATATATAATTTATGTCATTATTTTTATATTATTTCTCTATGATTTTATTACTTATTTTCCTCAACTTTTGAATTTTCTGGTGTAAATGTTATAGTCTCATTTATTCGTTTACTATCTTTACTATCATTCAATAGGTTGTATAGTGCATGCTCAACCTGTTCTGCGGTAGTTGCACTAGGAATATCTGTTACAGTGACTGTAGAATATCTCGTATGGTCTCCAGCTGAATTAGGTTCTGTACTAACATCATGTGTTATATTAACAGTATGTTCATAACTTCTTCTTATTTTTTCTTCTTCTTTTGTTTCTTCCTTCTTTTCTTCTTCCTTCTTTTCTTCTTCCTTCTTTTCTTCTTCCTTCTTTTCTTCTTTTTCCTTATAATAGTATTTGTAAGCACTAATACCGGCAAGAGCTCCCAACGCACCAGCTGCAACACCAGCACCTGCTGCAGCACCAGCACTAGCTCCAACACCAAATGTAATACCAGCACTAGCTCCAAAACCGGTTAACGTGCTACCACTTATACCTGCTAGTAATTCCTCCCATGTTATGTTTTTAATGCCGATCTTATTAAGTAGATTCTGTTCCCTAACGAGTTCCTCCTTAGCTTTTTTTATTTCCGCAAGTTCATCATCTATTTCTTTTATTCTAGTATCATCCTTAGTCGGGTCAAGACCCATCCGTTCCTCCTTCAGATCCTTCTTCTTTTTCTTCAGTTCCTCAATCTCTTCATTTATTTTATTCAGTCTATCTAGCGTTTTTTGCGTTTGCTTCATCTCCAACTTATTATCGCCAGTTATATTTACGCTGCTACTACCACTACTACGGTTGTTAGTTGGATTTACAATAGTATTAATTACACTTTCTATTACTGTTTCTTCATTACGTCTAGCTGCAAATTTTATTGCGGCTTCATTTGGGTTAGGGTAAACATATTGGAAATGATCATTTGTATTATAAATATATATAACATCAGTTTCGTAGTGATATTTATTATAATCGTCAACATAGTAAATTTTTACACCACCATTTGGCATATATACAACTAACCCGGTTGTATTATCTTCTTCTCTAAAAACACCTATTTTTGTATTTAATAAATTTGATAATATTTTGATTTCATCATCCTGAGCATATTTATCTTTATCTACTGATACACTTAATGGTTTATCAATTATAAGTCTTTTTAAAATATTCTTTTTACGTATATTGTCGTTACCTAGTAGGTCATCTACTTTTGTTGATTTGCATATATAATAAGCCATAACATCTCGTAAATTTCCTGCGAAACAATTTTCATGTTGTTTTTCTTCGCTTTTTACGAATCCGTCAATTGGTGGATTCCATCCAGAGTTTTTTTCAATTGAGTCTGGAAATTTAAAGTTTTGGTAGAACATACCAAATATTACAGAACTAAACATACAGTGACCACGTTTCCCAGTTTCAACACGATTATAAGTAGTACCATTTAAATCTATCTGTTTTTTTTCATAGGTAAGTATTTCTTTTTTGATTCTAAATTTTTCGTTAAATTTGTCATGTATTGCTTTTATGTTATCTAAGGTATTTACATTTAGATCGATATTAAACTTGTTACATGAATCTTTTATTGAATTATTTACATCAACATCACTTACTGGTATAGATTTTAATGCAGCTAATTCTTCTAAATTGGCATTATCAACAATGGTGTTTATAATTGCACTAATAACCACATCATCAGGTTTCTTAGTATCAACCTGTTTCTTATCATTAACATTATGGGTTGGTCCTTTTTCTATTCCCTTAAAATAATGGCTTAACCGAATTAACAGGTTTCCATCATTATTTTGAGCATCAGCAGCAGCCTTAATAATGTCATTCAGCACATTAACCTTAAATTTTGGTAGTGCAGTCTTTGCTTTTATTTCTATAATTAGCCTTTCATTATTTTTAACTGTAATAATATTACTCGATATTTGCTTCTTATTAACTGTAATAATATTACTCGATATTTGCTTCTTATTCTTTTTATTTTTTCTTAACTCTTCATTCTCCTTTCTTAACTCTTCATTCTCCTTTCTTAACTCTTCATTCTCCTTTGTTAACTTTTCTATCGCATTTTTAATCTCATCGTTGGAGTTGTCCCGGTTCATTGTATTCTTTACACCTTTTTTATTAACAAATACAGTATCTGTGTTATCTATAATTTTATCCAATTCCTCTTTTATTTTGTTATTTTCATCGGGATCTTTATACACTTGTTTTGCAGCCGTAGTATATATATCTTTCTGTCTATCTATTTCTGCATCAATTTGTTCAACGCTATATTTAGAATAATCATTATAGTTATTTTTTTCCAAAAATAGTTTCAGTTTTATTATATTCTCTTCGTACGTGTTGTACGGAAGTTCTACTGCATAACTATCCCACTCAGACTGAATATGGAAAAGTTTTTTTAATTTATTTTCAGCACCGTCCAACGTTACCTTATCAGTTTGTGTTAATCGTTTTAATACACCTGGCGTACCACCTAAATATTTATTTTGGTCACTATTTAATGCTACGTTATCATGCATGATATTATCGTTTAAAAGTTATAATATCATGATAAAAAATTTATGAATTAAAATATTTTTTTCTATAACTATGCATAAATTTATCTGGTATACGTTTATTTTTAAAATATCCAATTTTTTCATTATAATTTTTAAAAGTTTTTTTGTCCGCTTTGTTTGTTAACATAGTTACAATAAAATATATAGAATACATTCCACATTCATTATCATTATATTGATGTTCCATTGGACAATTTTCATAATAATGGATATGTTTTTTATGAATAAGTTCTAGACCCTGATCAATAATACGTTTCGATAAATCTTTAATTTGTTTAGGTGCAGTATCACCTGCACTATCCATAAAAAACATGTATTGGTTATCTAAATCTACATACATTGATACCCAATGAGATCCACTTTCTCCATATTTGTCTAAATTAAATACCATACCCAATTGTGTTTTTCCCGAATCTAAAAGCTCCTGAAGATCAAATTGGCACAAATCTTGCGACACACATGTATCAGGGTCATCATAACGTTTCGAATTGAAATCAATAGGAGTAGGTCCAATTAGCTTAAAATTACTATACATAGTTTCATATTGTTTGAGAACATTAGCTATATCAACATTAGATAACCATGCATTTTTATCAGTTTTCCAATTTTCAGGATGATATGGAGCAAACAATTGTTTACTTAATTTGTTACGAAGGTTATTATCAGCAACAGTATCTAACCAACAATCTTCTCGATTACATGTTTTTAATTTTTGTTTTAAATCTTTCCAAATACGCTTAGGATCATTTTGCTTAATTTGTTTATCGGGATGACTACTATTAAATGAATTTTTCAATACATCCATAGCACTCTGTGTCAAACAACTATTACGTTTTATAGTTTTTCCTTTAATATTTGGATTACAAACCATATTTTTCATATGTTTTGGTTTTCGACCCTTTTTTTTTGTTTGATTAGATGGCATATAACATATCTACATATTTTATCGAGTGTTGAATAATTTTTTATCATAAAAACTAATATTACCTCCATGTTTGATTACCCGTTCTTTCCCCCATAATGATTGAGTTTGTCTTTCTGTATCGAATGTGTTATTTTCCATTGTTCCAAATAGCATATCTTCATTATTATCGCAATTATAATCATTTAATGTATGTTCTCTTTCTTTAATCTGTAAATATTGAACAAGAACCTTAGAATATGTAATAAAAATTTGGTCAACATCATTTGATATTTGAACATTCGGGGAATCAATCATTCTAGCAGTAAGATCTAAAATAGCTTTTTTATACTTTTTATTATCTTCAATTGCCTGTAGATTAATCTCATTTTTCATAGGATCAGTTTGAGCAATATATTTGCGATATTTATCTTTATTCATAAACATTGACAAAGTCAGTTGATCAATCTCACTATTATCAGTAGTTTCTAATGGTAATACGTTTGTATTTTCATTAGAATCTATATCTATATCTAAATCTTCAGTCGACATTATATAATAATATAATATATGATTAGAGAACCTTTATTAGATAAATCCGCAGAATATGAAAATAATTACAACAGAAATATTATGTTAATATTTGTATGTAGTTATACAGCAATGTTAATAATAATAACGATAAATATTAGTAATATGGCAAATAATTTGGATACTATTATCGAGTTTATGAATACGTTACAACAATTACAAATGAATAACACTAATATAGATGGAATAAATCAGGATTTACATACAATAAAAGACTGTGTATTAAATCGATATTGTAAACGAACATAATTATATATATTTATATTATATCTAACAATATAATATATGGGTGATTTGGTAATAACAAAATTTGTTGAAGTAATAGACCTATTAAAAACAAATATCAATGATATAAAACAATTAAATAATGTAATACAAAAAGATCTTCCTTCATTTTTAACAACATTAAATCGATTACATTCAACATTAACATCATTATCGTTTATTTATAAAAATAATTCTGCTCATTATAATCTATTTAAACACCACCTGTTAAAATTTTCTCAAATA